ACAAGGGTACTAATATGCCTCGTAGATATAACGACTAATACATAAAGTCATGGCAACAATAAAAACAACTGCTAAAAGAAATCCTATTACAGGAGATGCTGTTAATAATTCTTCATTCCCAGGAAGTACTGGGTCAAAACGAGAGCAAAGAAAAAATGCCGCTGGTACATTAACTAGAAGACAAAACAATGCGATAAACCAAGGTGTTGATAAACAAACCGGTGAAATCCAATACAAAGGCATTCCTACAAAAGGAGAAATGAGAAGAGAAGAGAGACAGCAAGTTAGAGCAAGTAAAAAAGCTGACAAGCCGTATCGAGAAATGAGAAAAGAAGGAGTATATAAGGTTGCTGATAAAGTAGACAGACTTCTTGGTAGAGGTAAGTATGACAGAGGTAGCATGAAGAAAAACATGGATATGGGCGGTAATAGATCCAAAGTAAAAGTTGATAAAGCAGGTCAGAAAAAACAAGATGCTGATTGCAAGGCAAAAAGAGGAATGACTTCTTGTAAAAAAACAAAGCCTGTTCAAAATGTAATGTGGACTATAAGCAAGTAATTAAATAGAGTCTCTGTTCATAAAGATAGACTTTATTGATTCATAAGAAGTTTTGAATAGGCGTGGGTTTCCCATGCCTATTTCTATTACAACATAGTCTGTAACCAACTCGTCAATCTGTCGTATAGACATCACGTCCCGAATGTCGAACATAGTCCTTACTAACTGCTCTGTTGGAGTTAGGTCGAAGAAGGTTATATCACCACTATTGGTTAAAACCTCCTCCGCTTCGATATAGTAGCCTTTAATCAACATTTGGTCTTAGTATATATCTGATTAATCTTCGTAGGTTCTTTGCGTCTCTATAGGAGAGAGGGATCAATTGTCTGCCCTTGTCGTTGGTTATGGCAATATCAACCCCTGCGCCATTGGCCCATTCTGACACTTCTAAAAACTTTCCCTCCTCCTGATCGTGGAAGAAAGTCTTCTTAATTTTTTTTGTGTGCATTTTCTTTAAATTTTAATAGTTGATGTTGGTCGAGAACATACGAGTCACCTGTCCCGAGGTTTCGGATGTTCTCTTCTTTTTTCACATCTTCTGAACGAGAGTACCCAGCAAAACGGATTGTGTAATCATTTTCTACTATAGCGAGTACATACATATCCATCGGCTGAGAGTTTAACTTGACAATCATACGACCTTGAGGAAGGCGAGTGCTTTTGACATCAATAGTCAAATTCTTATACACGCAGTCTGGCTGACCTGCCGTATCGTCTCCAAAAGATAGGCTGAAGTGAATGTTATGCCATTTGCAGAATGCGTACTCAGATAGGCATCCATCAAAGTCTATTTCATACCCTGACTTATCGGAAGCGAATTTCTGATCCACCACATTCTTCTTCCTGCTTACAAATGCTCTTGTAGAGGCGAGAGTTCTCAAAAAGTGAACCTCTGATTCGTTTAGTGTAATTGTCATGACTGTAATCCTTTTTCGTTATCATCACCTCCAAAGTAGGAGAGGAATACTATTACTGCTGTTATGATTACAGCTGCCATTAGAAATTTATTCATAGTGTTTAATTTTTATAGTCCGCAATATCCAGAGTCGCAGTCGTTGAAGTCCTCATCAAAGAGATCCAACTGCATCCTGTAGTTCTTTATCTTTTCGTATGTGATTCCGTTCTTAAACGTGCAGTTGTTTTCCTGCTCCATTCTCATGAACCAATCAAACTGCTTCTCATCCCTCTTGCTCATGTGGTTAAGAAAAATCTCGTTGCGATGGAAACAACCTACGCAGTTGTTCTTATAAGCAAAGCGAACGGGCTTATCCTTCCAGTAAGTCTCTACAGCATCCTTGAATATGCCGTCCTCAATTAGAGGGAATGAGACGCTTCGGTATGGCAATGTCTTCCACTTCTTCCTTCCGTTCTTTTCGCCTACCTTAAACTTAAACATCTCAACGCCATCCTCGGCTTTGTTCAACATTGTTCTTGCGCGACTCATCTCGTTTGCTCGGAATCCAATCCTCATGTCCACAGGAAGTTCTGTGTTCTCATAACACCATTGGGCAATAGGCTCAACTTTCATTTTAGAGGTGCAGAACCTTCTCGTTACATTTGGCAAGTAACCCCCAGCAACTTTGATTACCTTCTCAAAGGTTGTATCACTTAGCCATATGATTTCTTGCCCGAGGTATTGCTCAAGGTCCAACATTGTGTACACAATTGTATCCTCCTCAAGGGTTCCAATGAATTCCTTTCCAATCTTATCGGAAACAATCTGTCTCACTTTTTCGTCTGGAAAGAGAACTCGTTTATCGTCTGTACGCACGAGAGAGAAGACATTGTAGTCGGCAGGGTAGTGAACCGCTAAATACGAAGATGTCTTCCCTCCGCTTAAACTATTAACTGTCTTCATTCAGGATCTGTTGTTGTGCCTATAGTTATCGGGTCTACCCAAACGGTATCCTCCGGTATCTTAACAACTTTAAACATTTGGTAGTCTTCTTTCTTTAGTGGATGGTAGGTGCTTATGTCGCAACCTAACGCTAGGCAAGTTATTACAACCGCTAATAAGAATATAAATAATTTTCTACTTTTTGTTGACATGGTTGTGTTGATTTTTTTAATCGATTGATTTAACAAATTCAATAACTTCTTCATAATTGCCTGGTTCAATATAGATTGGAGTTCCTTCCCCTACATAAGCGCAATAAACATTGTATTCTAAATATTCAACTGCGTCTTCAATTGTCATGTCTTCATTTTCAGTTAAAATATCTAGCATTATTTTTTTATCGTAAACTACTCTTGGTATATCGCCTTCCCATTGAAATCCTATAACAGCCTTTTCAAAACCATCGGCAAACATTGTTTTATCTGAATTTTCCATGTGATTACTTATTCTTTATTTTTTCGATTGCACTTTTTAAATACACAGCCATATCAAGGCACTCCTCGTATGCTTCCTGTAGCCACATTAGGTGGTCGTAGTCAGTTCGGTCAACTGTTGTTCCGTACTGCAAGAAACCTTTCTTCTCTCTCTTTTTAAGGTCCTCAATTAACTTAGTTAGAGTCTTAGAGTCCTTGATTTCGTAGAGAGGTTCTATGTTGTGGGTACTATTCTGCTCCATAAGTCTCGTAGTGTTTACGGATAATGTTCTCAACGAACTTTTGTTTTGTTTCACTCCAATCACTTGTATCTGACTCGTCTTTTGATAGTTGAGCAGACACTCCGTAAATTGTTCCTTCCGCAGTTACAGATTTAGCTAGAGTGTATTCATACTTCATGTCTAAAGTAATTTCTCCTTTAAAGTAATACTCTGTCTTGTGTGGCTTTTGAATTGTGATCTCCATTGTGTTTTTAGTGTTGAATGTTTAATTTAAAATATAACTCTCTGTATGCTTGTCTAGGTTGTGGGTATCCAAGTTCCTCCATCCTCTCAACGAAGTATTGGATAACCATCCTGTCTTTCCAAGATGTCTCCATCGTATTTTCAAACATCTTAATACCATGCAAAATAGTACCATGTGTTTTATGTTCAAACTCGTTACCAATACCCTCTAATGTTACAGGTAGTGTTTTATACATTATCCAATACACCAATTGCCTATAAAGAATATTTTCTCTCTTTCTGTTCTTCTCTCCTGTAGCGTTATAAACTTTTAAGGCAATATCTTTTACGAGGTCAATGTAGTTCCTCATGTTAGTGCCGATAGCAACATTGTGAATCACATGGCTAAATTTATCAGCCTCTTCTTTTAGGTGAGGGACGTAAAGGATTAAATCACTAATAAATCTTTCCTTACGATCATTTGGCACATACTCTAGGATGTCTCCAAAATGAATCTTCTTTTCCGCTTGAACTTCCATTTTTGTTTTTGTTATTGTTTTAGGTTATTAAAAATTTCTTGAACTTGTTCTAATGTGTGTTGTTGGATAAAGTCCCAGTAGACGAACTTATACAGATTTTGAAAATATTTGCGTTTGTAATTTTCAGAGTTGA